ACAAGTTTGGGAGACCTTGCATAATGGCTAGTATATTAAGAGTAAACACATTAACAGATGCAAGTAGTAATAATTCAACTGCTATGAGTACCATTAATCAGGGTACAGCAAAGGCTTGGGCACACATTGCTGCAGGCGGTGCTTCATTGCCTGACAGTTTCAATTTTTCTAGCATAGATGACGATGGAACAGGTGAATATGGTTTGAACTACACTAGTGCGATGGGAAGTGTAAACTATTCAGCTAATTTTACACTATCTAAAGGTCACACTTCTGGTGCTAATAATATAAGATATGTTTGCGTAGAATCTAAAAACACAAGTAGTGTTGAGGTGGACTCTGCGTATTCTACTGGTTCTTCTATTTTTACTTCATATGACCTTGAAACAAATGCTAGTGTAACTATACACGGAGATTTAGCATGACAAAAGCAGCAGAATTAGCAAAGATGGGTGAAGTCCTAACCAATAGTCAGATTGGTGGGCGAAGAAACATTCTCATAAATGGTGGACTACAAATATCACAAAGGGGCACGGATTTAAATGATGTGTCGCATGGTGATTATTGTGCTGATAGATTTCAAATTACTAAAGCTAATACAGACCAATTAGTTATTAACTATGACCAAAGCACTGACACACCTGATGGATTTTCTAATTCATTTAAACTTTCTGTTGGAACTGTTGAGAGTGCAATAGATACAAATGAGTATTTAATGATTAATCAGAAAATTGAAGCACAAAATCTTCAACATCTTAAGTATGGAACAAGCTCTGCTGAAACATTAACATTATCATTTCATGTTAAATCTTCTGTAACTGGTACATATGCCATTTCAGTATTTCAACAAGATGCAAGTAAATATTATTCTACAACATACACTGTAAATTCAGCAAATACATGGGAATATAAAACAGTTAAAATAAATGGTAATACTTCTGATATAATAAATAATGATAATGGGTCAGGATTAAGACTTAGTTGGACTTTGAGTTCTGGCTCTAATTTTACATCAGGCTCAAATGATGCTTGGGGTGCTTCAAGTAATTGGGCTGTTGGTCATAATGCTTCTTGGATTACAACATCAAGTGCAACATTCTTTCTTACTGGAGTACAACTAGAAGTAGGCTCACAAGTCACACCATTTGAGCATAGGTCAGTTGCAGAAGAACTAGCTTTGTGTCAGAGGTATTTATACAGAATTAGTGGTAGTTTATATGAATTTTTTGTAAATGGTGTAAGAAATAATACTAACTATCTTTGGTGTCCTTTACAATTACCTGTTCCACTAAGAACACAACCAACTATAACAACGTCAGGAACATCTAATAATTGTTTTGGTATATGGCTTGGCACTGGAGGTAGTTGGGATACGCAACATACTACTATGGGTGTATATGCTAATCCTGACTTACATGATGGAAGTGTAGTGCAGTTGGCTCTTGCTTTGAATGGAATTAGTACAAGTTTTGGTGATGGTCAATGTGTAAATCTAGCGTTTCAAGATAATGGATTTTTAAATTGTGATGCAGAATTGTAAGGATATGACATGAATATAAAATCAGCAAAGTATGAGAAAGATCCATTAAGAGATGGTAATATAGGCATTTTTGCAACTATAGATGATGTTGTAACATTTGTGCCAATAAATGATAAAAACAGACACTACCAAGCAATCCAAGAATGGGTAGCTGAAGGCAACAAGATAGAGGAAGCTGATTAATGTTGGGTCATTCTGCTATAGCCGAAGCCGCCATTGCAGATGTTGGTGGTAATTTATTAGCGGCTACTGCGGAATTAAATGGTGTTGCATCTAAGACATCTGTAGGTGTTGGTATACTAGCTGGTGTAGCAGATCTAAGTGGAGATTTTACACAAACATCTACTGCAATATTTATTGGCTCTGCTTCTGCTGATATAAGCGGAGACTTTACACAGACAAGTGCTGCTAACAGATTAGATATTACGGAAATAAATTTAAGTTCTAATTTTATAAAAACAGCAGACGGTACATTAATAGCTATCACATCAGCTACAGCAGATTTGAATTTTACAAAAACATCTTCTGGAGATATACTCTACATAGAAGTAAATGCAGGAGCAACAGA